GCTAAGTTCTTGTCCATCGCGCGGGGCCGTTCCCTCTGGGATGTGTGTGCGGTTATCTTCCCACCAACTGAACAGTAGCGGTAAACCGCCAGCTGGCTTTGCGTCTAACTGTTGCTTAGTGACTGCACCTTTCGGATCTGTGGCGTCACCGGCTAATATTACCGGCCCTGTAAATGTGCCGCCTGTAGTATGCATAAGTAAATCGGGGTTAACGCTTTCAGCAAATTGTTCCGCTTCATCTCTGGCAGTAACTGCCCCATCTTTGCTTTGTGTAGCTATTGTTGCAGCCTCAGATGCAATCGATGCCGAATCTGTCGCCGCAGCAGCAGCATCGCTGGCTGTCGTAGCGGAACCAGAAGCCGATGTTGCAGAACCTTCCGCTGCCGCTTCTGCTGACTGGGCCGCTGTCTTTGCCGCGACCGCTTCATCTCGTGCCGTTTCCGCCCCAGCCACCGCCTCTCCGGCGTTCTCTATCAGCTCCCTGTTATCATCAAACCACGTTTTCGAGTCATTAACCCATGCAGTCAGATCGCTCAAAGATGGAATAACCACAGTGGAACCATCTGGCGCAATAATACTCACATTGCCGGTTCCAGTGGTTATATCTTGCCAGTCTTCTAATAACTTCTGATATAAAGTCAATTGCACGGCTGTTCTACGCGCCAAGTCAGACATTGAATTTGATACAGTCGTGACAATTGCATATTCAGAATTGGTAATTGCTATAGCAATATTTCGGGTTATTCGGATTTTAGTATCACTATCGACAGCAAGTATTTCATATATTACAACCTGCCCAGAGCCAGGAATAAATATCATCTGCCCAGGGGCGATTCCAAATATTGGGTTATTCCATAGCGTACCAACACCAGTAATCACATTTGTCCCAGCTACGGACGTGACTGTTCCTGCCTCATACCAAGACATAATTGTATTCCTATTAAGTTATTTGTTAGGCATAGCCGAGTGAGGCTTTGTAGTACTGGTCATACAGTGATGTTTCTATATAAGCGCAACCTTTAGAAAATCCATCTGCGGAGCCGCCACCCGCGCTCTGGGAAATTTGTCTAAACACTGGGGTAATAATGCCGGACGAAAAACCTGTGAAACAAAACAGAAAAATAAGTGCGGTCGGTGGGTTTGTCCCAGGAATGCCTTGAGTTAGCTGCCTTGCTACTGAACAAATTGTGGCACATGGCATTGTGGGTGCAGGCGTCGTTAACTGTGGGCGTTCCCAAAACTTGATATCTAGCGGTAGGCAATTACCCGTATAAACGAGCTGCCCGTCCTTGTAGAAGTAAATCCCCCACTCTGGGATGTTGGCTACAAATTCTGAGAACACATAAAATCGGATGGTGTGAGCTAATCCCGCTGTACCCGCTGTCGTGTGTACCCGCCAAAAACCATTCGGGCCTTGTTCGGCGTAGTGAAGAACGCCACCGCTAGCGCCTTGCTGGCTCCCAGTTGACAGTATCTTATGGAAAATGAAACACTTTTTGGTGTTTGGGACGATGGTTTCGTAATAATGCTGGGCTGATACATCGCCGGTGTAGTCTGCCGTCCTGTCCATCACCTGCACTAATACTGTGGGCGTAAACTCCGGGGAGGCAAATATCACCCCATCATCACGCGTTATTTGCATGCCAAAACCAGCCATTACACCACCCACACGATTATTGAGTTACCCGCGGCGTTTGACCACGAGACAGTTCCACCAGAGACAGACACGACTGCTTCTGTTGCAAATGACCCCGCTGTCGTGAAATAAGCTTTAGCCCGAAGACTTTTTCCAACAGGCACGGTATACGATCGTGAGCCGCTATTGTTCCCAATAAAATAATCCATCATATAAGCAGGGAGAAACGCATTAATCACATCAAATGTACCGCCAGGCATAAATAGTTGAGCACCCCATTTAGACATATTTACACCTCCAGTTTTTTCCCAATAACGACGACGATTTGATCACTTTCATTAAATACTGTGATTCGGTTATTAACTAACCTCAGTTTCCCTTCGCCAGCAACAGCGCCATTCATTTCAAATGAACCATCCGCAGCCATTCTCGTCCCCGTTTGGCCCGAAACAAAATTAGCTGATTTCCATTCACCAATTTTTGCCAGAGTAATTGAGGCGTAATTAATGAATGCCTCATTAATAAACGTCTGCCCATTCTCTATTGCGAATGCAAGCTTATAACTGTTATCGCTTGGGTTATAAACACCGAAAGTATTTGCGGAAAATAGAACCTGACTTGTCCAGTTGGCACCATCAAATTCGACCCCTATCGCCATTCCTGCTGATTTATATACCCCATTAAATTCAGCTCCAACTTTAAGCGTAGTAATGGCGCTGCCCGTACCATCAACTTTAACAACCGTTTCTGCTCGTCGTTCAATAGCGGCTGAGTTTTCACCGACCTGTGATTGAACACCTTCAATTATTGTTGCTGTTGCTGCAAGCTCTGTAATAACTGTTTGACGTATATCGAATATTTCAGCCCTGAAATCACCGCTTTGTTTCTTCCAACGATGAACATCAGCATCATTAGCTAGAGCATTTTCAATAATTGCTTCAGCATTCATATCCAGATCGGATGACAATTGCCCGAAGGTTTCTGATCCCTTTATAGCCTGGTCAATGTAATCAATCATGCCGGGAATATCTGACGATGCTACACCGGAGGCCTCAACAAACTCAGAAACACCAAACGCATTACGAGTCCTGACGTAAACATAATAAGTTGTGTCAGACTTGAGCCCGTTCAGCGCCCATTGAGTTGAACGTCCTAAAAACTGAGCCTCACTTTCAATATTTGTCGCACTAGATGCTGGTATTTCTCCTGTCCACCAAAACTCAAAGGTAGTATCTGTTGTGGCTGTAATATTCATTACCGGCACAACATCAGCAGAAAATATCCCAGGAGTCCATCTAACAGAAGATGGCATAGGGGGCACACCAATGAGCAAGCTGACCTGTGTTTCTGCGCCCTTCATACCATTATCATTGCGCCCACGAACACCAAGTGAATATGTTCCGGCTGGGATGCCAAAGAAGTCATAACGGAATTGATCTGTTTCGTACTGAGCGAATACTGCACCATCCAAGGTATAGACCAACAACTCAAACACCAGCTTTCTGGTTGTAGTGGCGGTTTCCCACGAAGCGCTTACCTGAACAGTTTCACTGTTCGTATTGATTATCCGAAGATTTTCAATATTTGGCACACGGTAGCTATTCAGCGTGTCGGAGGGAGTATCAAACACAGCGCCTTCATCAACGATGGCTTGCTTCTTGGGGTTATGCAACGTTGCAGATATGCTGTAGATAGAGTTATTTTCATCTTCAGAAATCCCCATTATGCGGAACAGGCGCGTCGAGACTTCACTGGTTGAAATTGCAAACGTAGTGCCATCTCTAACCCAGGTTGGAGCAACTTTCAGTGTGATAGTTGAACCATTAACTGAGGCAATTTCATATTTAGTGAACTTCGCGTTAGCGCCCATGATAGACATGGTGTCGCCATTCCCAGCCAATGTGGACACATCGGCATCAACATTGATCACTACGCCACTGTGACTAACTATGCGTCCACCGAGCCTGGTTGCTGCTCGGTTGTTATCCATTAACTCAATGATGTCGCCTGGGATGAAACCGATAGCATCCCGCCCCATACGAAACGTTACTTTGTCCTTTTCAAGTTTGGCGCTTTCAACCAACCATTTTGCTGTCCTACGGGCCTGACCGCGTGACGTACAACCAAAGGCTTCAATGGTGGTCTCGTTGTATGCACCACTGCTGCTGATCATCTCATCATCAGAGTAGTATTCTTTCACTTGTTCCCAACCGTTATTGGGATCAGTCCAAGATACAACCACCGCGTTGTATCGCTCTGAGCGCTTCATTGCGCTATAAGTGAATAGCCCATCAACGACGCTGGCATTCGTTACAACAGCTACCGGGTCTTGTGGTCGGTCGATCATGATGGAAAAACGCATGCCATCCCACAAAGCAATGCCGCGAAACATGCCCGCAATATCATCCAGCAGTTCGCGCGCGCTCTTCTGCTCGGTGATGTAGGCATTTAAGGTAAAGCGCGGCTCTTCTCCGCCGAAACCATCTTCTACTTTTTGATCACAGAACTGTGATAGTACGTACAGGCTGCCGTCATCAACATCAACGTATCCAGCGCGACGAGCCAACCCATAGCGCGTATTTTTAACCAACATGCGGAATATCCACGCCGGATTATTAGTCCATGCAGATTTGAAGCCACCTAACCAAAGCCCGGTATATGTGCGGGTTATTGGGTCATAATTATCGGGAACATCAACAATTATCCCTCTCAGATGGGAGGTTCGATTCGGTGTGTCGGTGTACTGGTCTCGGTCAATAACGGCACCACAAACAGCGGTGTACGGGTAAGAAAGGTTATCGTCAATGATTTCAGTGTAGCTATTCCACGCAGTGCCATTATTTAGAAGGTCACTCGTGCTATCTGGAGTTACGCGGCGCACACGGATATCAAATGGCTTGGTCTCTGGGGCATCAATAACATGGGCCTCCAGATATTCACCTGAAATCTTGCCTGTGATCGTTACCGTTTTTATCGGCGTAAATGCACCATTTCCCATCCTTGTCTCAATAACCATCGTTACCGAGGTATTTCTTTGGTTACCCTGTGTATCCTGCTCAACCAAGGCATTAACGCCCACATTAAACCGGACGCGCGTTACGTTATTATCAGTAACCGTACGCACAAGAGGAGTGGCCTGCGTAACGTCCGTATTAACAATGGTGGTGGACTCGATAGCAGAGAAACCATTGATTGGGAGCTGTGTTGCTGATCCTGGACGCCACGCGACACTCACACCAGGGACACTTACGACACCGGTATTATTGGTAATTGGCGTTTTATTCAATCTGAATGAGGAGAGGTGTTCCTGATCTACTGGGCCGTAAATTGGCCCCTCAGAAATAATGTCCAGAACGCGATAGAACTGCTTTGACGTGAGGTTGTCATTAATAAGTGTTGGCGTACTTCCGCCACCGCCGCCTGAACTCATATTTTCACCTTAGCTAATAGAGATGTTCCAGTCTTTGTTATTGCTGGTATCAATACCAAGTGACCCCACGTTTGACCCAACAACCATTTCACCCAACAGCAATGGAACAGGACGCCCCTGTCCGACTTTGTTTTCAGCGCTAGTGTATGAGTTGTTCGTTATCGAACCGCTTTGTGCTGATTCAGCCGAGGTCTTGGTTTTCATGTTCGAGGTCATATAGAGCGAATAAGCTACAGAGGCCACGGTAACGGCGACCATGATCCACGCTGCGGCCACAGCAGTTATTGCCCCCTCAACAACCGGAACAAACAAGACCGTCGCGCCATCCCTTAAGTGCCGATCCATATGGAAATTAAGCGTGTCACTGGAAACGTCATTACCATCAATCCGTATTCGAATTTTTGATTTATAGAAGTCACGTTTGAATTCAGGACATTGAGCGAGAAGAAGACGCAATCCCTGCGAGGTGGTATCAACTGTTAAAGTGACCTGGCGGAAATGTCGGCGAAGATTCCCCGCAAATCTAAATATGAGCATTGTTCATGCCTCCAGACAGAATGGGTAAGGCGTAGGTAAGCTGGCCGTAGTTGCTCTCGACGGCTTAGACGTCCGATGTTTTCATGATGAAGAATGGTGTTATCACCGAGATAAATCATGGCGTGGCAAGGGTCGGTTTCAGGGAATGCACGCCGGATAAGCACATCACCTGGCTGAATATCTTGCATCTCAATCGGATGAAATCTATTGGCCGGCATGTTTTTCAAGTAAAGGTTTTCGCCTCGAAGCCACCAACCGTTAGTGCGTTCAAAATCAGGTAAGTCGATGCCGCATAAGTGGTAGGCATCACGAAATAGTGTGTAGCAGTCCATAACCCCATGAGCGAAGTTTCGCCCTAGCAAATATGCTACTGGCCTGAATTTTCGTAGCTGCCCTCCGCTCGCTAACCACCAATCGATACCGGTTGCCAGTTGGGCTGTCCGATCTGCGCCAGATAGCACTAACTTTTGTCCTGGGTGAGAATGAAAAACGGCGGTAATTTCTCCCGCCGCTTCAGCATTCAACCAGTCATCGTCACTTATCCTAAAATGTCGCTCAGGTATCGGATGCGCATTCCTGCACTTAACCAGACTCCTCCCATCAACTATCAGGCCGCAAACCTCATCACCAGACGAGGCTGCAAACTCAAGGCATTCATTCTCAAGCATCATGACACCTTAGCTAAACCGGGGAAGCCGCCGAACGGCAGCGAGAAAGGTTTCGGATAGCGCTTACGGCACCCTGACGGATGCTTAGAACACTTATCTTTTGATGGGTCGGATGTCGGGATATCTTTATCATTAGCAACTGGCGGCCCAGAGTAACCACAGCCATCACCGCGATATATCCACTGGCAAACATCAGCCAGGATAGTACGCGCGGGAATAATGGCATTGTCGCAGTCAACCGGAGTGGAAAGGTTGTAAGTCACTGTCTCGAAAGTTTCCTCAACCATTTCTTCAATCACGTAGCGGGAAACGGCTTCCATCGTGGTATCTGCATCTGGATTGCCACTAGGAAAATTAACTGCATCAAGATTTTGAACCAGAACCTGCCGCCGCGTTACGACCGCGCCCAATGCATCATCAAAATCGCTGTTAATACCGGTGATTAGGCCGGTGATATTCGCAACCTTCATGGTCGGGCGAGAATATGTACCTTCTGATTTAACCTCAAAGCCTTCAACAGCTATCGGATAAGCTGAGTATTGCCGCCCTTTCCAGATAACATCACCGTAATAACCGTTAGTTCCAGAGTGAAAGCGGATAACATCACCGCCGAATGACTGCAAATCAACCTCGAATAGGTCAATCATTGCACCAACGCCAGAGTCCACACTCTCAATTATTAAATTGGCTGGTATATCGCGCACGACTAACTCCCATTTAAAAAGCCACCCAAAGGTGGCTACTGTCTGAATATCAGAGGTTATCTGAGTTGCATATGATAATGTTGGCCCCAGAGAACTTAGACATTTGCTGTCCGATAGAGGAACCTAGATGTTTGGCTGGCGCAAAAACAAGTACGATAATAACTATATCAAGTCATTGCTTAATATTCCGACTCATCCTCCTGAATGGCATCCCAATGTTGAGATTGCTGTCGGAGGGTTAACAGAGGTGGGTTTTTCTCATCTACAAAATCACCTGTTGCTGGTCGTATCATCCTCGGGGCGGGGAGTATTCAACTGTATTACTGGCGAAAAGGTTGCCAGAGATTTTGAAGAATACGGGGACTGGTACGATCCAATAAATTTAACCTGCAAAGGCATAGGGCCATTAGCAGGTGAGGATATTTCCATTGCTGGCCTATGTGGCGGCGGATTGCCAATGTGTAATCATTACGGTGAAACATTGATACGGGCGGCACCAGAATGGCCTATTGAGGTCTTAATCTGGTGTCCACCAAGTAAAGATGCATTATGCATAGGCCATCAGGAGGGATGTTTCAAACTGGTTTCCGACCATTTCCGTTGCACGGGATTTTCGTGGGATGGTGATTTCATCATTTCCGCGACCAGTAGTGATATTACTATTTGGCATAGAAAACGATAGTTTCGCCAGAGCACTACCGCGGAACTTGTTCAAATGTGGCGGCAAGTTCAAACAATATACCGGTCTTTGTCAAACTCCAGGAGCGACAGACAAACATCTTCTGCACCCCCGTATCAGGTGGTGTCCAGTAGAATGCCTCCACAGACATTCGATTTTTGATAAATGCCTCAGCAGCTTTCGCAGCGTTTGGACGGTTACATTTACTGTCATCAATCCCTTTAAATGTCAGCGAGTAGCTATCCATCAGCGGATTAATGCCTTTAACTTGCCGCTGTTCGTAACCATCGCCAAGTTTAACGACGGCAACATTTGGCGCGCGGGAAGCCGTGAAGCCTTTTTGTGGGCTCCATGTGAATGTTTCTGGCATGGGGTTTTCCTGTTACTTGCGGAGTAAGCCGTTTGGCCGCTGCTGGTCTTTAATGGTGTTAAGGCTGACTGTCTTCATCATTGCAGCCATTTTCTGCATTGTGGCGTCATCGATGCCGTTAGTCGTCTCGATGTGGAAATGAATTTCCTGCTGAACAACTGTGCCAGCACCACCACTCCCACCCTGCATATCCTTATTGCTGATGACCTTGCCATTATCGCCGGGGATCATGTATTG